TTAACCCGACCCATTCAGCCTGGGAATTTGCGGCGGCGCGGATTCGCAGATAATCGTCAAGAGTAAGCCGTTCACGCTGAACCTCTGCTTTAGGGTTGCGCGTAGCATCAACGGGGTTTGTTTGAATGTGCCCGTCGGCGATCGCCTCTTTGAAAATATCAACGAGAGATGCGCGCAATGATTTAGCACGCATATTCTTGCCTGCTTAACGTATTCGTTGACGAAATCGGCAATGTCCTTTGTGGTGATCGCGTCGACCTCTATGTCGGCAAAGCCTCGCTCTATGGCCTTAATTCTGTTGCGATAATCTTCAAGGGTTTTCGCTTTCAGGCCACGGCTAGCCACGATTTCATCGTATCTCAAAAGCCAGGAATGAAAGGTAATACATGATTTTCCATTTATCCGATCAACCAGTCTTACCGCTGAATCCATCAACTGCAGATTGGCCTCAATAGCCTGGTTTATCGCATCACGCTTTACGCGACCAAGGCCATATTCTTTACCGGTTCTTGGATCGCGATAGCAATAATATCCACCGTTACGGGCGTATAGGTTTGGTGGCAGGTCGCGCCGCGCGTGGTTTCGATTCCGGGCCATTCTTAATTCTCGTCAGTAGCGTATTCATTGGCGGGCGTTGTGTCTTAAGGTCAATTTTTACCGCCCATTCATCAAAAAGGTATTCCCGGCCATCCAGTACCGGGCCGGGTAGATTTTCCCGGCGCGGATCCAGCGGCGAACGGTTTCATGGCTGCGCGGACGCGGGAGCCGCTTATTCCACTCCCCCAGGGTCAATTTGTTGGACATGGTCTTTCCTCGGTTTCAGCAATTGGGCGATTGCGTCGTCGGTCACACGACACGCCCGGGTGATATCGTCATCGCTCAGCGTCGCTTTTCTGACGCTGGCAGACAGCCGGCCGATCTTGATATCGAAATCAGAGAGTAGGCGGGCGCCTGGTTGCCATGGTTGCATTGCTGTTCCCCGTTGTGTGGTTTCCAACAATGCAAACATGGGGGTGGGGGTTATTTCTGATTTGGCGTAATCGGTTTTTTAAACGCCTGTTTCTCGCGCTTAAACCGCTCGGTGTTCGGGAAGTCAAACACCAGCTCGCTGCGGCTTTCGGCCCAGATAGTGCCGGTGGTGCCATCGGAAAACTGCACGCGCACCGCATCGCCTTTGGCCAGGTACAATCTCAGCATGGGAAATCCTCAGTAGTGGCCCGTAGCCGGGGCCGGGTGATCACCGCACCTGCAGCGATGGTTCGCCGTTCTCAATGTGCGCGCCGGGTACCGGGTTGAGCAATTCCGCCGGTGGTTCTTCGCCGCGGGCGAGGATTTCCGCCGCCGCCGCCTCTGCCTCTTCAATCCGTGCCTTAATGGCCTTTTTGTCGGGTGTTATGGTGGTGGAAACGCTCACCAATTCATCAGGCAGTAGGCTTTCATTGTCGACCACCACGCCTGCGGATCCTTTGCGCGCCGTGAAGGTATTCGCCGTGGTTTTAATTGAGCCCGGCCGCTGGCCAGCAGGCACGCCAGCACGTACTTGCGGATCGACTTGGCGTGGTTCTCGAATGATTTTTTGCGGTCTGTCAGGCGTTTGATTTCCGCTGCCAGCGTGTCGGCTTGCCCCTCGATATTGCGAACGTGGATAAAAGCCGCGTCCAGTTTGTCGCCGAGCGCCCCCTCGATACCCTCAAGCGTGTCGGCGATCATCTCCGGCGTCAGATCGTCGGAGGTTTCGACCAGTTCGTGCAACTTGGCGTAATCAGCTGCTAATGCAATGGCGGTTGTGCTCATGATGCTTTCTCCTCGGTCAGTGCGGCGATGCGTTCATCTTTCAGGGCCGTCAGGCGGCGCAGGCGGCCGGCCAGGTATTGGGCAAACTCTTTATCGCCTTTGCCGTCGGCGGCCTTGCGATGGGCTTCAATCTCACGGGCGATAGAACCGTGAACCTTGGTCGCTTCATTCGCTGTAACCGCACCTTTGAGGGTCTCGGCGACTTTCGCCAGATGCTCGTCCAGTTCTTCGCGCATGCGGGTTACGCCCTCGGCTTTCTCGCTGGCGTTTTTGAGCGCGAACTCTGCATCGTTCTCTTGGCGGTAGGTCAGATCGTCGTACAGGCCGAGGAACACGTCGGCGGAGAAGCCGAGTTGTGACAGGGCTTTTTTGGTGGCGTCGGTGAGGGACTTTTTCGGCGCTTCGCCGTCGCTCAAGTACCGGCCGCCCTGCGCTGCGTAGATGTAAGGCGTGCAGCCATAAGAGAGCACTTCGCCAGTCTTTCCGCCGTGCTTGTACCACAGGCGGATTTTCACGGTGTGGTTTACCTCACACAGATAACCGCCGGCGCCGTTTGAAATTATGGACTTGATAAAGCTCCCATCGGCTTGTTTAACGCTCTGCATGAGCGGTGCGCCATTGTCGAAACGCTCTTCGATGATTTCCACACCCCAGCCAGTGCCCTGTGGCCCGAATACTTTGGTGGCCTGCATCACCATGTAGGTGCCGTTGATTGATGTGCCGCCGCCGTTATTGCTGAATACCTTGGTAAACTTGGCGTCGGTCTTATAAACGCGGTTCCAAATACCGAGGTTGTCGCCATCCTCTGCCGATTGCTCAGCGATAACTTGCTCAACCTGCGCGGCGCGCTGCTGGAAATCATCGGCTTTAAGCTGCTGCGCCAGCGCTTCGGCTCGGTCGGCGTTTTCTTCCGCCTGCTGCAGTTGCGGGGATTTCTCCGCCGGTGTGTTGGCGTAAACGCCGTAGCCCATCTGATCCAGTTGCTGCTTGGCCTGTGCCGCCGCTGCGTCGGTAACTTGCTGCTGCGCCACTTCCGTTTTTTCACCCTGATTTGAGGCGGCAGATTGCGCCGTGTCTGGATCCGCATGCTGCTGCTCACCGCTGCCGATCAGACCTTCGATAGAGAAGCGGCCACCGCCGAGGTTTTCCACTGCTAACGGGGGTGGGTTCTTGCCGTAGCTCTCCAGCTCTGGGCATGCAGGGTGGCCAGCAAGGCGCGATTTCACGAAGTGCAGGCGTTCGCCGTCGTCGCTGAGCAGCTTGAGGTTTTTCAGGCCGTCGGAAATGATGCCGTGGCGCAGGTCGGTTTCGACGTTGAGAATGCCGACGATCACCCGCAGAGTTTTGTCCCACGCGCGCCAGGCGTTATCGCGGTTGGCGATAAACTCTTTGGCGTTCTTCACGTCTGCCGCTTTCGCCTCTGCAGGATTAACGCCCATGATCGACAGGGCTGTGTGCATGCTCAGGGTGTTGTAGTCGGCCGCGCCGCTGGCATTGCCAGTGCTGGTGCTGGTTTGAGTCAGGTTTTCACGGTCGCGCGGATCATCCACCCACGCCTGAGCAAACTCGACAACATCGTCATGCGACGGCATATCATCCCCAAAGCTCTGAATGACAGCCTGCGCCAGTCGCAAAATCGCCTCGGGTGACATAGCACCGACCGCTTTTACCGATTGCAGACCAGTGATTAGGTCGCGCATGCCGGTATCGTCCGGGGTTTCTTCATCGTTGATGAAATCCGCAGCCATCGACAGCTGATGGTTATCGATCTCGGTATTGCAGTACATGACGACGGCGGCGATCCGAATATCCGCAGGCTGCGCCATCAAATCGACCGGGCCGGCAGGCACTTCCGGCTCAGGTTCTTTTGGCGTCCACGCGTTGCCGTCGAACACGTTCTCAGCAGCAAACTTTTCATCGAACTGACCGACAGCCGGGCGAGGGTGCCCGGTCTGATCTTCGACGGTTTTCGCCCGAAAAAGTTATCAACGCTTTCCGGGTATTTTTCGTAAAGCTTGCCGATCGCGATACCCTCGGCCGCTTTCTTGTTCGGCGCGTCGAGCGCGATCACCAGCGCTACCGCGCCGTTAACCAGAGCCTTTTTCTTTGGCTCAAAAAGTGAAATGTAAATAGGCATGGTCTTTCCTCTGTCAAAAATCGGCGCTGGTCAGGCGCCGTGGTGGGTTAAAACTTCTCGCGCGCTACGGCTTTCACGTTGTCGCAATACCAGCTGTAAAGCTCACGCTGGCGCTGCAGCAGGGTGTCAGGCGTCGCCATCATTACGGCCATTAGCAGGCGGTCGCGGGTGTCAGCGGCGGCGCCGTCGATGTGGGTGAACACCTCGATCGCTTCATCGGAATAGCCGTGCGTTGCCGCAGTTTCGAATTGGTCGCGCTGCTCGGCATCTTGGCGTTCCCATAGCGCCAGCGCGGCGCTCAGGTTGTGGGTTTCGATATCCATGGCCGCGCCCTCAGTACGGGAGTTCATCGGCTTCGATAGGGCAGTGCTCAATGCAAAGCAGCTGCTGCACCTGATCGTCGATCTCGGCAATGCGTTTGTAAGTGGCGTCGGCCAGACGGGCTTTTTCCAGCTGCAACGCTTCAACCTGTTTCCCGATGATGTCGATCGGCTCAGGCTGGTTAACGTCGATGTGGATTGTGCGGGTTTCCAGCAGCACGTATTCCGGGTACTGAGACATGTCCATGGTGAACACGGAGATTTTCTCTTGGGTGTACTGGCTAACGTTCGCGTGGATAAACAGCGTGACGGGTATCTGTAGTGCTTTCATAGCGACTCCTGATATAATCGGAGCTGATCAGTAGCTCCATGGGTTATTGGTCTTTCCTCGATACAGGGTTGGTCCCCTGTATCATTCCCGGTTGCTTTGGTCGGCGCCGGGGTAAAAGAACCCGCTTCGGCGGGTTTTTTTACGTCTGGTGGTTGCCGGTCTTTCACGGCTGCCAGGCTGGTCAGGCCGCTGGTCTTTCCTCAATTTGCTGGGTGGTGAAAAAACTGCCCCGGCGCGCGGGGCAAAAGACTACACACAGCAATAACTTGGTTGTGGTGGCCAGAAGCAACGCCCCGAGGCCTCTGGCCAATTACCACAACTGGGTGGGCACCGACGGGATTCGAACCCGCATAGCGTCCGGCCGGCCGCATGAGATACCTTGGGTTATGATCCTTAGGTAGAGCTCAACTCCCCATACAAGGGGCGTTCTGTCCATTTGAACTACGGTACCCATTCAGTTGCAGTAATTGCCGCGGTCTTTCCCGCCGTCAGAACTTTTTTCTGAACAACCGCTGCAGGGTTAGTGCGCTGTTGATGGAATGAATATTAGTTTTGAGCATATTCAAGGTCAAGCAAAAAATAATACTAAAAATAATATTTTTGGCAGATGGTTGAAACGTAAGGATAAAAAAAATCCCGGACGTCCGGGATTTGGTGGGGTTACTGCTTTCTTGCTGCGAGAAGTTCTTCGAAGAGACGATCAAAGTCTTTGGTTTTTTCTTTTAATTCAGATAAATGCCGCTCTTTCTCGCTTTGCGGTAGACGCTCATACAGGTCTATGAGTTCTGAATATTCAGGCTTAAGTAATCTCCAGCCTGGGGCCGCGTAATCCTCGGTATGAGATCCCGATTTCCTGACGTAATTCATCATTTCAGCCAGGTCAGGGCGGATATCCTCCGGCTTAACACCAAGAAGAGCGGCAAACTTCAACGTGGCATCTGTATTTAGCGGTATGTTTCCGTTCAGGTAATGGCTAACTGTAGCCTGCGTGCTAAATCCAAGGGCGTCCGCCGCCTTCTCCTGGGTAAGGCGCAGGGTAATTTTTTTCTCGTCCCAAATCCTCTTGAGGCGACTTGCTGCCTCAATCTCAGCAGCGTCAAGCAGTGTCTTTTTTCTCATATTGCCAATGTTATTCGCAAAATTAATTATCAGCCAATCGCATTACTATTGACACATGGATATTATTAAAACTAATATTCGGGTAAGCCATAGACACTAGGAGCCGATCATGGATTTAAAGTCCTTTTTGAAAGATTCGGGCGTGAAGCAGAAAGAATTTGCCGCGCTCGTTGGTAAAACCCAAGGGTATGTAAGTCGCGTTGCAACGGGGAATGCTTGTTGGGTGGCCCGGCAGTTTTGATATGGGCAGCAGCAACAAAATTCCAAGTTACACCTCACGACTTGCGACCAGATATTTATCCCAAACCGACAGATGGTTTGCCTGAACAGACAGCAGCTTAACAACCAACCCCACCGAAATCTGATTATGCGTAATCGGGTTCGAGCGACAGGAGACGCGAAGTGGAAAACATCGAGAAACTGAAAAACGAGATCGTGGGCTGGGCGGCGGAGCAGGGGCAGGAACACGTTGCCATCGAGATCACCCGCGCATGGTTCCAGCTCGGTGCCGACGGCGATCGGGTTCGCCTGTATCCAATCGAGGATGAAACCGGCGCCGCCGACTGGCGGGCGATCAACAACAACCGGCAGGCGATATTTCGCCACATGCGCAGCGAGTCGAAGGCCGCGCGTGAGAAGGTGCAGGAGCTGGCCGACGCTATGCTCGCCGCGCTGCCGGCGGAACGGCGCGCCCGGTTGGTTGGCCCGACTCAGCAGTATTTGCTTTCGGTGGCCATCCGCGAATTTGCCGCCGCGATTATCGCAATCCTGCTCGGTGCCTGTGACACGCCGCAGCGCATTACCGGCGCACTTGTCGCCCTGCAGGAAACCCAGCGCCTGACCAGCGCCGCGTAACTTTGTACCGAGGAAAGACCAATGCTCAATTCAATCGACCGCATCACCTGGCGGAACGGCTACAAGCTAAATGGTGCGCCAGCGCACCGGGAAGAAATCGAGCCAATTTTTGAAGGTCGGCGCGCTGCTGCGCTGTCGGTCTGGGAACAGTACGAGCAGAGCAAGGCCGCGCTGCGCCAACTCAATTTATCGCCGGAGCAGTACCAGGACGCGTGCCGACAGATAGCGGATGCGCTGGGGATCTGACGATGAACACTTCCAAGCTTCTGATAAACGAGCCGCCGCTGCTGGTTATGCCGTCGCTAGCGGCCAAGATTGGGCTGAATGAAGCTATCTTGCTGCAGCAGATCCACTACTGGTTAAGCCGTTCTGAACACCGGCACGGCGGACGCGTCTGGTTTTACAGAACAGCGGCTGAGTGGTCTGAAGAATTAGTCTTTTGGTCTGACAGCACCATCAAGCGCACGCTGGCCAGTCTGGAATCTGCAGGGCTTATTTTGTCGGCGAAACTGCACCGCGAATTGCTGAATGATCCGTACACCCGCACCAAGTGGTACGCGATAAATTATGACCAATTGGAAAAGATAAGTTGCGTAAATGCATCTGGTCAAAATGACCAAATGGCATATGGTCAGAATGACCAGTTCTCATCTGGTCAAAATGACCAAATGTTACAAGAGAATACAACAGAGAATACTACAGAGATTACTGATGGTGGATCAGCTGGCGCTGCTCACCCTGAACAGCCGCAGGCCGATCGGATGGATTATCAAAAAATCCTCGAAACCTATCACGCCAAGCTGCCGGAAATGCCATCGGTTCAAATCCTGACAGACGCACGCAAGCGCACGCTGCGCAGCTTCTGGAAGAAATTTAAATTCACGGAAACCCGCTGGGAGCTGTACCTGCAGTTTATCGCCGATAACTGCCGGTGGATGCTTGAAGACCGGCCGAACGGCCGTGGTGGCCAGTGGCGCCGCAAAAACTTCGACTACCTGATCACCGAGCGCTGCTATGTCGCCGTGAAAGAGGGCCGCGCCGATGATCGATAACCTGCCGGCCGCGCCGTACAACATCGACCTTGAGCAGGCCATTCTCGGCAGCCTGATGCACAACACTGAGCACGACAGGGCGGCGGCAGTGTTCGGCCTGCTGAAACCGGAATCGTTCTACCTGGCGGCGCACCGGATAATTTTCACCGAGCTGCGCGCGCTGGTGAACGCCAGCCGACCGACGGACCTGATCACCCTGAGCGATTCGCTCGAGAGCAAGGGCGTACTGGAGCAGGTAGGTGGGTTCGCGTACCTGGCGGAAACCGGCAGGAATACCAGCGTTCCCGCGATGGTCAGTTATGCGCATGCCGTGCGAGAGAAAGCCGTTCTTCGCTATGCACTGGAGAAACTTTACGCCTGCGTTGAGCTGGTGGGTGCCAACAACGGCATGGACGCTGCGAACAAGCTGGCCAGCGTACAGCAGATGATCACCGCGGTATCCGACCATGCGAGAACCGGAAAACGCGGCGGTCTGCGCGCTGCGGGCGACGTGATTGGCGAATGGGTGGACGAGATGGATCGCCGGTTCCAAGACCCGGACAGTGCCGCCGGCCTGACACTGGGGATCGAGAGCCTTGACAGACTGATGTACCCGAAACAGGTGCTGCGAGGTGCCCTGGTTGTGGTGGGCGCCCGCCCGAAGATGGGCAAAACCGCGCTGTACAACAAAATCAGCGCGCACTTTGCGTTGAACCATCGACTGCCGACGCTCGTTTTCAGCCTGGAAATGACCGACCGGGGGATCATCGAGCGAATGGTTGCGCAGGAAGCCCGCGTGAAATCGGAGATTTTCTACGTTGGCGCCCACGACGACAGCGATATGGCGCGCGCCATGGCAAAAGCCGCCGAGCTGGCCGAGTCGAATCTGATGATCGACAGCACACCAGGCGTGACGCTGGCGCACATCGTGGCGGAGTGCCGCAAAGTGAAGCGCCAGCGCGGCACGGTGGGGCTGGTTGCGATCGACTACCTGACCCTGATGAAAGCCGAGGAAGCCGAGCGCCGCGATATTGCGTATGGCGATATCACCACTGGTCTGAAAAATCTGGCCAAAGAATTGGATTGCCCGGTGCTGCTGCTGACCCAGCTGAACCGCAAACTCGAAGACCGCGCCGACAAGCGCCCGGTGCCTAGCGACAGTAAAGACACCGGCCAGATCGAGCAGGATTGCGACGTGTGGATCGGCCTGTACCGCGACGCCGTATACACCAAAGGTGCCGACCCGCAGCTGATGGAAGTGATTTTGCGCCTGAACCGCGAGGGCGCTACTGGAACCGCGTATGCGCTGCTGGAAAACGGATATATCCGAGACATAACCGACGAGGAGGCCGCGCGCCGGGCGCAAACCGGGCAAGCGAGAGAGCGGCGTTACGCCGACAAGAACGAAGCGACAAAGAGTTTTTAACCGGCGCCTGACCAGCGCTTGAACGACCAAACGAGGAAAGACCATGAGCACTATCAACGAAATGATCCGCGATAAGCGGTTTGTGATGGATGACGGCTGCGACCACTTGCCGGCCATCATGGACAGAATCAACCAGGCGGCCCGAGCCCGTTCCCGCGCGCCGTACTGCCCACCTCCGAAACCCCAGCGCGTCGCCCGGCCGGCAGCCGAATCCGGCCCGATCGTCAAAATCGGTGACCGTATCAGCTACGGCCGCCGGGTGATGATCGGCATCTATGAGCTGCAGCGCCTGGGGCGCTCTCCCGAAAGCATCGCGCTGATGCTCCGCATGCCCCTCGATAAGGTGCTGCACATCCTGAAGCCTCTAACGGCCGTACGCCGCGAAATACAGAAAAGCGTGGCAAGTGGGCTACCCCACGCGAAAAAGACGTCATGCGACGTCTGGCGGCCGAATCGAGGGCATAAACCATGGCCGGGCAATCGGACTATCTACCGCCCGGCCTGCCATTCAATCGAGGCGCCTGGACGCAGGAACAACGCGATTTAGAGCAGTTCGACCTGCGCGCCTGCGGCCTGGTACGCGATTTGTTCGCGAGGAAGATCACCCGCACCACGGTGCTGGTGGCGATTGAAGAGGCGCCGGAGCAATACCGAGAACATTTCAGAGCACGCCTGAATTACTGGCGTGATCACAAAGAGAGGAAGGGACAATGACACATTTCTAGGACTGGGCGATCAACTACCCATGGGCGGCGCTGTTCTATGCATACGCGATTTTCTGGGAACAGGGGAGTTGAGGCTTTGGTGGTTAAAGTGTCGTTAGAACAAATAGAGTTCTTAACGTCTAAGAGGCCTGACGCGCGATTCTAGTATAATCACAACCCAACTTAAAAAGCATCAATGCAATTTTTCATGCATTGATGCTTTTGTTCAGTTGGTGCTTTTGTTTTTTAATCTGTGCCAATCTCTTATGGATATAGCAAGAGGGTCCGTTATGCTCTCGGCCCGAGGTGAGTTTAGAATGGAAAATGTTCTTGCGGAGTCTATATAGCTGAAGTCCAAATCAAAAGGATTTTCAAGTTTAATGCTTGCTTCCTCTAAAGACTCATTTATATTGGTTAAGATTTCATTGCATATCTTATCAAATTTATTCTTGCTTGCGGCATAATCTAACGCTAAGTCAGCGTCCATGTGTAAAGAATAATTTGCACTGCCTGGTACTAACATGAATCGTAATCCAGGACTCCAAATACAAACATCTCGCCGCTCCGCTTGGTTTTCTGAATATTGAACTTGAAGCCCGGCAGCGACGAAAGAGTCCATAATTCTTCTATAGAGATTACTGGCGTCAAGTTTACCATTAAACTCTAAGTGTCCTGATGCATATATTCCTCCCCAGAGCTCAGTGACCGCGCCGTCAAACATTGGCTTTATCTCAGTTCCTTCTGAAAAAATATCAATAAACCAAATGTTTCCGTTTTTTCTATATTCTTCATAGAGTTCTACTGGAATACCTTTTTCTTCAAACATAGATCTAGTGATCATGCGAACTACACCAATGACAATTGAAGGCGAATCACAGTGGGTAAGCTTGCTTTGTGAGGAAATAGCTGGAATTGAAACTACTAGAGAGTTTACCTCCGGTAGAATCCCTATCATCCCGCAACAAGTCGCATCGGAAGGATATAAGCAAATTTGTGATATTTCATTATCTATCTTTGGGAATATCCCAACTGGTTTCAAATGTGAAGTGGTTTGAGCGATAATTTGCATTGCTGGATTGTCACATAATATTGGAGGGCCAAGTCTCATCTGGTCGTTGCTGCCATTCAGATATGGCATTAAATGGTTTCTTAAAAACGGGCCAAACATGGAAGGCTTGCACTCGAGTGCAATTAGAGAATCTGCCTTTATTTTGTTTTCTTTAAGATCTTCAAGCAGCTCCAATGGCGATTTATATCTTTTCGCATTTGCCTTCCTGATCGGTTTGGCTATTTTCCTGCAAACGCTAATTAACATGTTTTTTAAGTCTGGATATAATTGACGAACTAACTCTTGTGTGGCTGCCTCAGGTACTTTATCTATCATTTGACTTGACCTTTCATTTTTATAAGTAATTCGAATCTAGCTGAATTTCTTTTAGATGGAAAGCAAATTTATGCTTCGCAGGTAAGAAGTTTAATGCAAAAGAAATAATTTCAATATTAAACTATGTGCTTGCAATTATATGTATTGGTGGCATGTGATTAAGATTGATGAGTAAAGTTATAAAAAAATTTCAATCTTATGAAATTGTTGTGCTTTTTTTATTTCTCATGATTTTCAATAATGAATGTTGATGGTAGTCACTCCTAGAAGGGGTTAAGCTTAAGTGTGTGAACTACGTTACATCTAGTGGAATTCAAGCACTGAGAAATAGCCAATCAAACTAATTGGATGTAATGTTATAATCAAATGATTTTAATTATGTGATGGAAATTATGATGCATATAGAAAAATTGTTAAATGGGTATTGGACAAAACTCATAGTTGGAACAACGTAATGCACAGAGAAATAGAAGTCAGGGTATTAAAAGAGTATGAGGTACAGTTCCCAAAAGGTTCTGATGACCCAAATAAGATTATCGAGAATATGAGATCGTTCTATTATTCAAGAATGATGACAACCATTGGATTACTCATCGCCGGGATATCTTGCGTGGTATCAGCAGTAGCACTGATTGTTTCGCTAGTTGCCCTGTTAAAATAATTACATCCCTCTACGGTGGGATTTTGTTTACCCAACTTTCATACATAATGACTGTGTTTATATACAGTTGTTTTGTGCAATAATTCCATTATGAGTTTTGTTGTGCCGGGGAGTAAACAAAAAATGATTATAGAACAAGAAATTATAAACAATTTACCATCTGACGGGCGCGTGTTGTTGAGGTGCGAAGGAGGCCGAATAACGAGCGCGAGAACACTTCGAGATAATGAGCATATAGCATCGCTTAACGCGTTGATTGATATAGCTAAACAGTCTGGTTATTCGGTTGTTTCACCGGACGGGATTACGCTATAATTAGTGGGCTGGACTGAACACCCGGCACACCATAAATCTGAACAGCTGCTGCGCTAATGGAGAGCACCCAATGGCGCAGTATTCGTTTGTAAAATCCGCAGGAAATTTGTTAGTGCCGGCCACCCCGGACGCGATCGAATTCCTGAAAACCAAAGTGAAGATCGGCGCCGTTCTGTATGCCGATTTTAGCCAGGCCCGCAACCCGGCGTTTCACCGCAAATATTTCTCCCTGCTGAATCTCGGCTTCCAGTATTGGGAACCGACAGGTGGCGCCATATCGCCGACCGACAAAGAGCTGGTCACCGGTTACGTGAAATTCCTCGCGTATTACGCCGGGAACGAAAGCACGCTGCAGGCCGCCGCCGACGAATATCTGCAGGATGTGGCAGAAAAGCGCGCCGGAAATATCAGCGCTGCAAAATCGTTCGAGGCATTCCGCGCCTGGGTAACGATCCAATCTGGCCACTACACCGCATACCTGATGCCGGATGGCAGCGAGCGCAAAGAACCCCGCAGCGTATCGTTCGCTAAAATGGACGATATCGAGTTCGCCCAGCTCTACAAAGCCACAATCGACGTGCTCTGGAATTTCATCCTGTTCCGCGCGTTCCCAAATCAGCAGGCTGCAGAAAACGCCGCCTCCCAACTGCTCAGCTACACGGCATAGGGGGAACCATGGCGACCAAAGACGAAAAGCAATGGTTATCCGACGTGGCAGGTCTTGGCTGTGTCGTCTGCCGCAATCTGGGTTACGGCCCATCCCCAGCCGAAATACACCATATCCGCACGGGGCAGGGCACAGCACAGCGCGCCACCCATAAGCAAACCCTCCCGTTATGCCCACCGCATCACCGCACTGGCGGCCACGGTGTAGCTGTACACGCAGGAAGAAAAACATGGGAGAAGAATTACGGCTCTGAGCTGGAATTGCTGGAACAGGTCACAAGAGAAGTGGAGGAATTGCGCGAATGCAGAATTTAATCCTATCCCTGAGACCAGCAGAAAATAGCGAAAAGTCACAGTGTGCCCAGCGGTGGAAAAGAACAAAATCCTGTTTGGCTCATCTTCTTGCAATGGCCGGAGGCGTGTTCGTCCCTCTCTATGCTCGCGCACGCGCGCGTTTAGGGGGCTGATCATGCCTCTCGTCGCAACATTCCGCACCGACTGGTTTCGTGTGATTACCGATATCAACCGCACCCGCATGGCAACGCAGAGCATCGCCGAGGAATTGGGCGTGTCGAAATCTGCCGTTCTCGGCTGGAAATCGGGATCCGAACCGCGCCACGGCGACGGGGAGGCACTGATTGCTCTCTGGTGCGAACTAACTGGAAGTGAGAGGGAGAGTATACCCACGCTTGTCTATAAAAAATGGTGGCAGGCAAGACGATAAAAGTATACAAACCCATTATTTGACAGGATTAATTATTGGTATGGCAATAAAACGAAACAGAACATCCATAACTAGATAATGATTGATTTCCCCACTCATATATTTGCTGTGAGTCTCGAAAAGCTTAAGCCAAGCCTCTCCAATCTCATTAGGGTTAGAAAGGTCTATTTCCATTTCGGTAACAACAGCCCATATATGATTCATTGCATTCTGAGAGGCTATTGCAGCCTCTCTAAACTCATTCGGGTTAGTTGGAACAATTCTCTCAGGAAGATAAATAGCTAGATTTCGATAGTTAATCAGTGCGTTTTTCAACGATTTTAGCTCTGAATGTCGCGCTTGATGCTTCCAAGTGTTCAATGCTCTTAATGCTACAAATGCTGCAAGTAGTGTAGCGACCCCTGAAAACCATGTGCCCCACATAGCCCAAAATGCCCATTCTGCTGATTGTTGCGTAGCTAACATCGTTTCGTAATTAATGATTTCTGTATCCATATCCCCCCCAAAAACAACAGAGTTTATATCAAAGCTGTGCGAAACAGCATCCTTATAGTTCAGTGATTTCGCGGTTACCACTATCGCTTTGTCGATTTGGTCGGGAATCCGACCGCAAGCAAGGCAGACAATGACCGCTCATCAACCCACGGAGTAAACGCAATGGGACGACCACGTAAAGAAATCCAAACCCCTGGACAGGAAAATCAGCGGCCTGAAGAAAACGCCACTGACGCACTGCTGTTGAATTCTGTCGTGCAGCAGCCCGCAAATACGCCGGAACAGCTGAACGACGCCACCGCTGGCGCTACGGTGATTACCGTCCAAGATCCGCAACGCAGCGAAGAAGAATTGGCATTGGCTGCCCGTAATTCGCTGCTGGAAACCATCAACGAACAGGGCGCGGCCATTATCACGAAGTTTGAAGCGTGCGCATTCATCGATGAAAACGGCCACCCGCTTACCAACAATCTCGAATTCATCGCCCTGGTGAAGAAAGCCACCGAGGTGGCTACCGGCGGCGCCGGCCCAATGGTGACGAACGAAGAGGGCAAGAAGCAGCCGGCACCGGGCAAACCTGTTTTAACCGAACACGGCTGGCACGTACCAGGCTAAGGAAACCGCTATGTGTGGATCTGCACCGAAAGTAGTTCAGACCGACCCGCAGGCCGAGGCAGACGCAGCAGCAGACGCCGCGGCTAAATCTGCAAACGCAGACGCCGCAAGCCGCAAGAAGCGCAAGAAAGGCTCTTCACTGCTGGCCAGCGGTGCAGAGGGTGCCGCCGATGCCGGTGATTCGCTGCTCGCAAGCGGTGCTCAGGCGGCAGGAAACAAATCAACGCTGGGGCGTGATTGATGGACGACACCGCCGCAAGGCTGATTAAACGCGTGAACACGCTCAAGGCCACCCGTCAGGTGCATGAAAGCGTCTGGCGGGAATGCTACGACTACACGTACCCGCTGCGCGGCGCTGGCTTTTCATCTGAGGTGCTGGACGCCCAGAGCGCAAAGCACAAGGTTGCCAAGCTGCTGGACGGCACGGCGACCGATAGCTCGCGCATGCTGGCGTCTGCTCTCATGTCCGGCATGACGCCGGCTAACGCGCAGTGGCTGAATCTCGACAGTGAATCCCTGCCGGACGATGCCAAGGCGTGGCTTTCTACCTGCGCAACGCTGGTGTGGGAAAATATCCACGCGGCCAACTTCGACGCCGAGGGCTACGAGGCAAATCTCGATGTGGTGTGCGCTGGCTGGTTTGTGCTGTACGTCGATGAAGACCGTGACGAGGGCGGCTATTCATTCCAGCAGTGGCCACTGGCGCAGTGCTTCGTCGCATCGACCCGCAAGGATGGCATTGTCGATACGATTTTCCGCTGCTACCAGCTGACCGCCGAGCAGGCGATCGCTGAGTTTGGCCAGGATGCCGTAAGCGAGAAGATCCGCGATGCCGCCAAGAAAAAGCCAGACGACAAATTTGATTTTCTTCACGCGATTTTCCCGCGCACGAATTACATGGTTAACGCGCGCCTGGCTAAAAACCTGCGCTTCGCGTCGTACAACATCGATGTGACCGCAAAAAAAGTGGTGCGCGAATCCGGCTATCACGAATTCCCGTGCTGCGTGCCGCGCTGGATGAAAATCCCCGGCGGTTCGTACGGCATCGGCCCGGTTTATGACGCGCTGCCCGATTGCAAGGAGCTGAACGAAACCAAACGCATGGAGAAAGCTGCGCAGGATTTGGCGATTTCCGGCATGTGGATCGCCGAGGATGATGGCGTGCTCAACCCTCGTACGGTGAAGGTGGGGCCGCGCCGCATCATCGTGGCCAACAGCGTCGACAGCATGAAACCGCTGCTGACCGGCTCAGACTTCAACGTCGCATTCACCGCTGAGGAACGTCTGCAGGCGTCAATCCGCAAGATCATGATGGCCGACCAGCTGCAGCCGCAGGATGGCCCGGCCATGACTGCCACCGAGGTGCATGTGCGCGTCGCGCTGATCCGCCAGTTGCTGGGGCCGGTATACGGACGATTCCAGGCGGAATATCTGCAGCCGCTGGTTGAGCGCTGTTTCGGTATCGCGTTTCGCGCTGGCGTGTTCCCTGAGCCGCCGGAGAGCATGAACGCCGCTAACTTCAATGTGCGTTATATCTCGCCGCTGGCGCGCGCGCAGAAGCTGGAGGACGTCACGGCGATTGAGCGTTACGCCCAGAACGTTATGCAGCTGGTGCAGGTTTATCCGGACATTATCGACAACATGGACAGCGACGAAGCAAGTCGCGTTGTTGGCGAGGCGCTCGGCGTACCGGCCAAGGTTATGCGCTCGTCGGCGGACGTGTCCACGCTGCGCGACCAACGCGCCAAGGCGCAGCAACAACAACAGCAACAGGCTCTGCTGATGCAGGCCGGCCAGCAGGCGGCAGGCGCTGCAGGACAGAGTGCTGGTGAAGCAATTGGCCAACAACTGGCGGGGGCTAATGGGCATCAAGCAAGTTTCACCACTGGATTACAAGCGGCTGTTTGAAGAGACGGCCGGCGGCGCTGAGGTGTTGGACGAATTAACCCGGCGCTTCGGTGGATCAATTTTTGTGAAGGGTGGTCCAGAGGGTGACCGCCAAACCTGCTTTAAGGCCGGGCAACGCGATGTGCTCGATTTCATTTTGCGCCAGCTTAATCTGGCAGACGGAGTAAACGACGATGTGGAAGCTTAAACACTTATTCATGAACGCAGCGGGCGAAGGTGGGGAAGGCGGTGGCGCTGGTGACGGTGGCAACCCAGGCACCGGTGATGGCGGCGGCACTTCTTTGCTGAGCACCGGAGCACAGAATCAACCAGGTGGAGATGATTGGGTGCCTGAAAAATTCCGCGTCATGGGTGAGGACGGGAAACTTAATATCGAAGGATCCGCGCGCAAGCTGGCAGAGTCCTATACGCACCTGGAAAAACAGCGCGGCACCAGCGCGGCGCCGAAAACCGTAGACGAGTATGCACCTACCGTTGAAGTTGAGGGCTTCAAGTGGGATGAGTTCAAGGCTGATCCTGAGATGCAGGGATTCCTCAAAGCGGCGCACGCCAAGGGCATCACTAACGATCAGATGGGCTTTATCCTCGGCGAGTACATGAACCGCGCTCCGGCGCTGGTGGGCGGAGCTGCTGAGCTGGATCAAGAAGCGGCGGCTACCGAGCTGCGCGGGACGTGGAAAACCGATGCGGAATTCCAGAAAAATATCGGGCTTGCGCACCGCGCGTTTATGTCGCTGGCTGAACCTGCTGACCAAGGCAAGATGGACGAGATCGGCAACAACCCGATGGTGATCCGCATGCTGGCGAAAATCGGCGCGGAGATGGGCGAGGATACCCCTGTAGGCAATGGTCAAATCAATCCCGAAGAACAGCAGAGCATCCGTGACCTGATGAAGTCCGAGGCGTACACCAACCCGAAACATGCTGACTATGAGCGCGTTACAGCTCAGGTGCGGGATTTTTATCAAAGAAGCTTCGGAAACCAACCTCTCGTTTAACCAGGTTAATAAAAAAGCCAGCGCTAATGCTGGCTTTTTTAGCTGCGGAAATTGTTTTTTTATTTATCATCCCCCGTTAATTTTTTATGTTCTTTAACGGGTGACGTATGAGCGATTCAAAAGATGAAGGTTTAATCGATTCAGTTAAGAAAACTCTAATCGATAGGATAAATACACCGTTGTTTGGCTTTATTGTGTTGTCATGGATCGTGTTTAACTGGGAGTTATTGCTCACTGTAATATTTAGCAAGCAAATGATTGCCACTAGAATAGATTTTGTTAAGTTAAGTGATTATTATCCTTTTAAAATGTTTATCTACCCTGCGATATCTGGTTTTGTACTTAGCGTGGCATTTCCATACTGTCAGTGGGCGGTATCGTTCCTTCAGCGCATTGCTCAAAAATTGATTGACGGAAACAATCTAAGAAGAGAGCTTGCTGAAAATAATGCAGTTATTGCTCTGGCGTCAAGCAAGGCTGATGCTGATAATTCTAGGGAACTGGAAAGGGCAAGAAAAAATTAGAAATAGCAATGAAGGAGGGTGAGGTAGCCAAGGTTCAACTTGACACCGCGGAACTTGAGAAACTTCATGGGAATATTTCAGGTGCGATTGATAAACTGAAGCTGGAGATAAAAAACCAAGAAACCCTACACGAAAACATTAAAGGGGATATTAATGTAGTTCAGCGCAGGGTTGATAAATTAAATTCTAGAGAAAAAGAGCTTCTGGATTCTATTGCCAATAAAGAAAATTACAATAACAGTATTCATTTGTTGTCGCATGATATAGAACGAGTGGTTGATATTGTGAGGGGCTCTGTTATGTTGTATCGGAAAAAGCTGAGGGATGAAGGTGTCATTTTTACAGGTGATAATGCATCGAGTTATTTCACTGTTGATATTAGAGAGTTGAATGATTTTATCGAATCAATAGAACGTGGTATTGGTGAGATTCAATTGATATCTACTGAAAATGCAAGCCAAGTTGCTTTAAATAAAAATTAAAGTGACTTTTGATACCAGCACTGCAAGGGTGCTGGTTAATGAAAAAGTATATACCGTCCTCCTCGAATTGGTCGGGATTCCGACCGCCCACTTCACACATTATCACTCCAACAGCCCGGCGTGGTAGCCGGATAACTGGTATCTCCCGCCAGGCGTACGCGCCACTCGCCTGGTGTATTTAGGGCCGGTAACCCGATAACCCGCAGGCGATAAATTTTTGGAGTGATAAAAAATGGCTTTTGATCCGAATAAGAGCATGATCACCGCCGCCTTTGTGCAGCAGTTCCATGATTCTTTCGAAATCGCATCGCAGCAGAAGGACTCGCGCCTGCAGGCTGCCGTACACGATCGCGGGATGATTACCGGCGCATCGTTCACCATCAACGATATGGGCACCATCGAGATGAACCCAATCACCGAGCGATTCGGTGATACGGTTTGGGATCTGCCTGAAGCGGGTACCCGTAACGCGCTGATGGCGGATTACGGCGTGTTCGTGCCGGTGGAGAAGCGCGACCTACGCAAGCTGATCGCTGACCCGCAGGGGCCATATCTGCAGCTGACCCTGGCGGCGGCAAACCGCAAGAAAGACGACGTGATTTATCGCGCGTTGCTGGATACTGTCCTGCGCAAAACCTCGAACACCGGCGCTTACGCTCCTGTGGCGCTGCCGGCGTCTCAGAAGATTGTGGCCGGCGGTACCGGCATGACCAAGGCCAAGCTGATCGCCGCTAAGGCTATGTTCCGCCGCAACGAGTGTGACGAGCAGAACGGCGAAGAGCTGTACATCACCTACAACGCCGACATGCTGACGCAGATTCTGAGCGACACCACCCTGACCAGCGCAGACTTTATGGCGGTGAAAATGCTGCAGGAAGGTGCGGTGTCCGGCAACTGGTTGGGCTTCAAGTGGTTGGCATATGAAAAACTGGACTCGGCCAGTGCTGGCGATCCGGCTGTCACCACCAAGACCGCCGCCGCTTGGTGTAAGTCTGCAGTGCATTTCGGTACCGGTGCAGAGTACAACACCGATATTGGCCCGCGCCGCGACAAGAACAACACCATTCAGATCTCTGTCGATGCGTCCTATGGCGCCGGCCGCGCAGCCGAAAACAAGGTTGTCGCGATCGACTTCACCGCTTAATGCCAGCGCTACTTTGCCGGGGGTAACACCCCGGCCTTTTCATGAGGTAACGCCATGGCTTCCAGTATTTCTATCTGCTCTAACGCACTGCTCGCGCTCGGTGCGCACCCGATCAACAGCTTCGACGAAAATACCGAACACGCCCGCCTGTGCTCGAATATCTACCCGACCGTGCGCAATGACCTGCTGCGTAAACACCCATGGAATTGCGCGGTTAAACGCGTGGTGCTTTCACCCAGCAGCACGGCGCCGGCGTTTGGATTCGGCTTCCAATTCCCGTTGCCCGGTGACCTGATCCGCATCTTGTCCGTCGGCGAAGAGTGGGACGAAATCCCGTACCGCATCGAGGGCAAGAAGCTGCTGGCAAACCAGAACGTGATCCGTCTGCGCTATATCTTCCGCAATGAAGACGAATCGACCTGGGACTCGGCACTGGTGAATCTGGCGGAGGCGACCATGGCGGCCAAGCTCGCCTACGCGGTAACGGCATCCGCCAGTCTGCGCGACGGCCTGACCCAAGAGGCAGCCTATCTGCTGCGCCAGGCCAAATCTATCGACGGGCAGGAAGATCCGCCGGAAGAGCTGGGCGGCTACCCAACTTACGAATCGAGGTTCTGACCGTGCGCGCCAACCTGATAAAAACCAACTTCACCGCCGGCGAGATTTCCCCGCGCCTCATGGGCCGCGTTGATATCGCGCGTTACGCCAACGGCGCCAAGCAGATCGAGAATGCGGTTTGTGTGGTGCAGGGCGGTGTTATGCGTCGCCCTGGTACCCGTTACGCGGCTGCAGCCAAATACGGCGACCGCAACGGGCGGCTTATCCCCTACGTGTTTAATCGCTCTCAGGCGTACGTGCTGGAGTTCGGCGACGGCTACATGCGGATTTTCCAGAACGGCGCGCAGCTGGTGAACGACGACAACACCCCGTATGAAATCGCCAGCCCGTACAGCTCCGCCATGCTGCCGGCCGTAAATTACGTTCAGGGCGCCGACACCATGTTTCTGGTACACCAGGGCGTTAAACCGCACCGACTGCAGCGACGCGGGCAACTTGATTGGGCGCTCGAGCCATGCCCATTTATCGTTGAGCCGTTCGACGAAATCCGCGACACGCCGGAAAAATGGTGCAAGCCGTCGGTTAAGGAATTTGTCGGCTCAGAAATCACGCTGACACTGAGCGACGACGAGCCACCGAAAGACAGCGAGGATCCGGCACCATTCACCGGCCCCGGTTGGGTTGCCGAGGATGTTGGCTCATACGTCCGTATTAACAGCGGTCTGGTGCTGATCAAGAGCATCACCAGCGAACAGATCGCCGTCGGCGTTATCCGCACAGACTTAACCGCCACACAGGCAGCGTCTCCGGGCGCGTGGACACGCGAAGACACGGTATGGACTGACGAATACGGCTACCCTGGCGCGGTGACCCTGCACCAACAGCGCCTCGTTCTGGCCGGATCGATAAAGTACCCGCAAACTATCTGGTTCAGCGAAACCGGCGTTTACCTGTCGTTTGAGTTGGGTACCGACGACGACAAGGCAATCAGCTTTACGCTGTCTTCCGACCAGCTCAACCCGATTGTGCACCTGGCGCAAATGAACACGTTGATTGCGCTGACGTACGGCGGCGAGTTCACGATCACCGCCGGCAACGATGCGGCGATCACCCCGACAAATATCTCGGTGAAAAACCCCAGCCCTTACGGCTGCAACGGGATCCGCCCGGTGCGCGTCGGTACCGAAATCATGTTCGTGCAGCGCGCCGGCCGCAAACTCTACGCCGTAGCCTATGACCCGGACAGCTTTGTTTCGTATTCCGCCAACGATATGACGGTGCTGGCCGAACACATCACTGCCGGCGGGGTAATCGATATGGCATACCAGCAGCAGCCTGACGCCTTTATCTGGCTGGTGCGCACCGATGGCGTAATGGTGACGATGGCAATCGACCGGGCTCAAGAGGTGATCGCCTGGTCTCGCCAAATCACCGCCGGCGGGTTTGAGTCGGTGGCGTCGATCCCGTCTGACAGCAACGATGTAGTTTACGCGCTGGTTCGCCGGGAGATCGGCGGCCAGGTGGTGCGCTATGTCGAGGTGTTCGACTCCATGCTGTATACCGACGCCGCTGTAACCGGCAGCAGCGAGGCCGGTGCAACGACGTGGGCAGGGTTAAACCATCTCGAGGGGCAGACTGTCGATGTTGTCGCTGACGGTTCTGTGATGCCTACGCAGTTGGTTTCTGGCGGGCAGATCACCCTGACGCGAAAAGCCTATCGCGTGGAAATCGGCCTGCATTTTGAATCCACGATCCAAACGTTAACGCCAGAGGTTGGTACCACTGAGGGCACCGCGCAGAGCGCCAAGAAGCGCACAAGCGAAGTCACCATGCGATTCCTCGAAACCACTGGCGCCGAGTGCAACGGCCAGGTGATCCCCTTCCGTACCTTCGGCCCGAAAATCCTCAATCAGCCGGCGCCGCTGTTCACCGGCGATCACTTCTTCGGAAAGCTGGGCTGGGAAAAGGGCGAGGACACGCTACTTATTCAGCAGCGCCAGCCGCTGCCGTTCCACCTTCTGGCCATTATCACCACTTTCACCAGCAACGGGGGCTGACAATGATCCGCAACGCAACCGCCGGGGATATCCCGGCACTGATTGAGCTTGGCGCCTGCATGTACATGGAATCGCGCTACGCGGAAACCTCGCCATTCGACGAGCAAAAATGCGCCGAACTGGCGAAGCACCTGATTGCCGCTCCGGGCGGATGCGTGCTGGTGGCCGAGCGCGATAGCCAGGTGATCGGCTGGCTGGCCGGAGGCATCGCCGAGCAGTGGTTTTCCCGCAAGCTCGCGGCGTTCGAGTACGGGCTGTTTATCGCGCCCGAACACCGCGGCGGATCTGCCGGCCCGCGCCTGGCTAAAACCTTTATCGCGTGGGCCGCTGACCATGGCGCCGCCGTGATCAATATGGGCATCACCACCGGCGTGCACGAAGAACGTACCGGGGCGATGTATGAACGTCTTGGCCTGTCGCGCACCGGCCTGTTGTATTCGAAGGAGATTTGATTATGTGCACCGGGTTAGAGGTGGCAGTGATCGGTTCGTCGGTGCTGGCTGCCGGCGGCGCTGTCGCTGGCGGGATCCAGCAGCAGAAAATGGCGAACTACCAGGCTGACCAGGCAAACGCCGACGCCGAGGCTGCACGCGCGTCAGCACGCGTACAGGCCGACAGAATCAGAAAGGCAGGGCGTGAGCAGGCCGCGCAGGCAAACGCGGCGCTGGCGGCGTCTGGTGTCGAAACTGGCGAGGGTACGGCACTGCGTATCACGTCCGGCATTACTGGCGACGCCGAGCAGGACGCTTACACGACGATCCTGAACGGCATGAACACCGGCGCGCGGTACAACGCGCAGGCGCAGGCCGACCGACTCAGCGGCCGCAATGCGGCGACGTCCGGCTATATCAACGCGGGCAGCTCGCTGCTGTCTGCCGCCGGCACCGGTTACTCCGGCTGGAAAAAGGCCAATCCAACAACCACGACGAATACCGGCACAGCGGCGTCGAATAACATGTTCTCGAATATGGGGGTGCGCTGATGCGGATACCAACTGGAAATTTTGGCAATGTGGTGCCGGAGGCCAATCCTACTCGAGTCGATGTTAGGGGGGCGGGTGCAATTGGTAGTGCATTGTCTGGCCTCGGTGTCGCGGCTGGGCAGGCCGCTGGCGATATCCAGCGCGTCCAAGATAAAGCAGATTTGGCAGCGACTCAGGCGATCCTTACCGACCTTGAAGCGAAGTCTAACGATCGGTGGGAAAACCCCGAAACAGGCGCACTTGTTACACGGCAGGGGTTCAATTCCGCTGGCGTCGGCGTTGACATGGATAAGCAAGACGCAACCGATTATGACGAGGCCAGAAAAAGAGTACCTCCAAGCCAGCAAATTTACTTTGATGCGCAGTGGAAAGCCGCACAAATCCGCCGTGCCAGCACATATAAAAATTTCGAAATCAGCCAAACCGCATCTGCTCAGCGCCAGCAGCTTAATGCAACGGTGCAAAATTCAGTAGAGCAAGAGGCTTCGGCCTTTGACGATCCTCAAGCGGCGGGGCTGATTCGTGGAGCGCGGCGCCATTCGATCGAGCTATATGGCCAGGCGCAAGGTTGGTCTGCAGATCAAATCACTGCGGCAGTGTCTGAGGCAAATCAAAAGGCCATGGAATGGCGCGCGCAAAACTATGCCGTAAGCAACCCCACCGGATGGCTGAACGGGGATTTCATGTCCAACAGCGGCAATGGATTGGATATGCGGGCAATTTCGATAGTTGAGTCCGGCGGGAAGCATTTTAATGCCGACGGGAGCATAGTCACTTCATCAGAGGGCGCGCAGGGGAAATATCAGCTGATGCCGGCCACGGGCAAGGAGTTGGCAGCCAAGCGCGGGCTGCAATACGACCCGAAAGACGAGCAGCAAAACGCGCTGCTGGCCAGCGATTACGCCAACGAACTTTACGGAAAATACGGTTCTGAAACCTTGGCAGGTGCGGCTTACAATTGGGGGCAGGGCCGGGTTGATAAGCTGATCGACAAGATTGGCGATCCGCGAAAAGGCGAGGTTTCCGAAGCTGAATTTATTCGTAATCTCCCGGCGGAGACTCGCGGCTGGCTGGCGCGGTACCGAAAAAACAAAACCGGACTCGATCCGGTATCGGTGAATAAAATCGACAGCATGGCTGAGGCGCAGATTAAAGAACAGCGCACAGCGGTTCGCAATCAAATTGACCCGATACTAAACAACACCATGTCGCAGCTATACAACGGTGAAGTGCCGGATGCCATGCCAGATAGGGCCACGATTCAATTTGCGTATGGGCCGCAGGGTTCAAGCATGGTGAAGCAGCTCGGCATCGCCATCGATAGCGCGCGAACGTTCCAGGCCATTCAGTACATATCGCCGGCGCAACAGCAGCAGGAGCTTTCGAAGGTAAAGCCGCAGGTTAACGATCCGGACTATGCGATAAAGATGGATGCTTACGGAAAACTCGCCGCCCTGGTGCAGAAAAGCAACACGGCAATTCAGGCTCAGCGCGACGCCAGCCGCTTCAACGATGCGCTATTGATGGGCGAGAAACTCGACCCCACAGACAAAGCAATGCAGAAAGCGGCCGACTCAACGCCAACGGCGCAGAACTTCCGCATTAACGACGCAAGCACGCATGACGCTGTTGTGCAGCAGGTTGCGCAAACCGGGGTTATACCTGAAAAGGTCACCACGCAACTAACGGCTATTTCTCGGGCAAAAAGCCCGGAGGTCGTGAAGCAAGGCGCCGAACTGTTCAGCCGACTGTATGACACGGATCCTGCCTCGGTCGGTGATATGCCGAAAGAGATGCAGGGTTTTTACATGACGGTCAAGCAAATGACTGACGCGGGTATGAGCTCAGCCGATGCTGTGCAGCATGCCCAGGATGTCACTTATAACCAAAATGACGCACTTAAAAAGCAGCTATCCGCAGACCAAAGTACAAGCCCTTATAAAAAAGAACGTGATAAGGCCATGGATTCCGCGCGGAACTCAATGGCTCAATGGTTCCGCATTGATCCAGAAGCTGGCGATAAAACGCCAGAGGCTGCCGCGTTTCGTGCGGACTATCAGTCTCTTTACGACCTTAATTACCGCGCTACCGGTGGGAATGCAGACGCAGCCAAAAAGCTGACAAACCAACAGATCTCCAAAAACTGGATGATCAGTACGGTAAATGGTTCCGCGCAGTTTATGAAGTATGCTCCCGAGGCTCTATATAACCACGGGCCTGCTGGGTGGCAGGCTGAGCAGTGGGAAGAGGAAAAGCAACGCCTTATGTATGGCGATCGAGATGAGATAATTACAACCAGTGGCGCGAAGCTTGGCATCACTTCTGGGCGCACCGCTTTTGTCGAAACAAAAACTCCCGAGCCTAAAATTGGTGGAAAGCTGGAAATCGTCCCAGACGTCTTAAGCCCAAGGGATGGAGACTACGCCATTTGGGTTAAAACTGAAGACGGGAAGCCTCGACCTTACTACAACAAATACGGCCAGGCGATGCGCTGGAGGCCATCGCTAGAGGATTGGGAGCCATACCAGAAAATGCAAAAAGACCGAGAGGAAAATGGGTTATCAGAAAGGGAAAAAGGTCAAGAGATTCGTGACTTCAAAGCCAAGCATAGGGCGCTCGATGAAATGTATCACCGCCTGCATGACGAGCGAGTTAACCGCCAAAAACAATATTTTTCATGGGGTTCGGAATAATGCCAATCTACGCCTCGCCAGATGAGTTTAAAAACGGCTATGCGCCAGCTGGAAGCGTGGTGCCTCAGCCTGAAACATTACCGGAAGGAGTCAACCCCAAGCCGCCAGAAGAACAACCTTCTGTATGGGCGCTGCGTTTCGTAAAAATAATATGCTTGCTGGACTTTATCTCAAGCCGCCTCAATTCGAACCCGTTGATGGGTATAACCCCTATGCTGACAAAAGTGAACTTGATGGCTACGATTTGCGCGCCACTGCGTTTGCTGAGTCGCGCTCTCCGCAGGAAACGGCATGGATAAAACAGCAAATTGATGACGAGGATCAAGACAGTCGAGTTGTTGCGGAGGCTGGGTTAATGGGTGGTCTGGCAAGCGTTGCGGCGACAGCGCTTGATCCGACGATGGTAGCCTCAATGTTTATTCCTGGTGCGCAAGGTAGCGCACTGGCGCGCATTGGCTCGCAGGCGGCCATTGGTGCAGCAAGCACCGCGATCAGCGAGATATCGTTGAACAACCAGCAGATTACCAGGACTCTGGGTGAAAGCGCGGGCCATATTGCTGCGGGTACCCTATTGAGCGGTGTTTTCGCTAGTGCTGGTGCAGCAATATCCCCGGCCGTGAGAAAGGCCGCTACCAGAGAGGTCGGTGACGCTCTGGATAACTTGAGCATCACCAGTGCGGTGGACAACGCCGCCGCCTCTCTGCCAGAAGGTGGAAGCGTTGGCGCCGCCCGCATAAGCGAGGCGACGCTGGAAGATTTGACGCCGGTATCAGGTGGCGCGATCGGTACGCTCGCCCGTAAAGCTGGCAGCTACCTGACGCCGGTCACGCGATTGATGGAGTCACCATCCAAGACCGCCCGCCGCACTGCGCTGGAGCTGGCGGAAAACAACTTCACGCTCGAGGGTAACCTGCGTGGCATCGAGACGCCGATCGCGGCGGAAACCCGCGTTCGCGGTTGGCGTCGTGAAGAGGCCGCGGTCGTAGTAACCAACAAGCAGGCCTATGCGAAATATAAGGCCGATGGCGGCGATCTCGGTTTCGCCTCATTTCGGGAAGAAGTGGGTAACGCCATGCGCAACGGCGACATTCACGGCAATTCAGCGGTGCAGGATGCAGCGCGTGCGATGCGCCAGGTGGTTGATAGGGTGAAGGTGGCGCAGCAGAAACTTGGCCTTTTACCGGCAGACGAAGAGCTTAAAGCTATCGGGCAAACCAGCTACTTCCCACGCGTTTACAAAGTCGGGAAGATCATCAGTGAGCGGGATAAGTTTCGCAACATGCTGGTGGATTGGTGGTCTCGCGGTGAAAAAACTATGTCGCGGGAAGAGGCTGAAATTACTGCTGACGCGACCATTAACAAAATCGTGGGCGCCAAAATTCCGCAGGATTTCGCCAACGTGTTCACGGTCAAATCGGCCGGCAGCACCAGGTCGAGGACGCTTAGTGTTCCTGACCGACTGATGAAGGGCTATCTGGAAAGCGACGCCAATTACGTCCTGCAGCGCCATATCCGCGAGGCGTCGGCGGAAGTCGAGTTAACCCGCACCTTCGGAAATAAAAGCCTCGATAAGCAGCTGAAGGATATTCAGGACGAATACGACGCCCTGATGCGAAGCAAACCAGCGGAGCAGGCAAAGTTGGCGAAAGCCAGGGACAACGATATTCGCGATATTACCGCGCTTCGCGATCGGCTGGTTGGCACCTATGGCATGCCTGACGATCCATCGTCGTTCTTTGTGCGCGCTGGCGCTTTCCTGCGTAGCGCCAACTTTGTCACGAAGCTGGGCGGCATGACCGTGTCGGCCATCCCGGACTTGGCGCGCGGCGTGATGGTGAACGGCTTCAGTAACTCTATGCGCGGATATTCCGCGCTGATCAGTCGATCGCCGGCATTTAAAGCCAGCCGGGCCGAGATGAAGAAAATGGCAGTTGGGCTGGAAACCATCTTGCATACTCGGGCGCGCACGATGGGCGACCTGGTGGACAGCTCGTCACGTACTACGGCCGTAGAGGCCGGCATGGAGCGCGTTACCGATGTGTTCGGCAAGCTGACGCTGATGGGGCATTTCGACGATGTGAACAAGTCGGTAAATGGCATGATAACGTCGGACAGTATTCTATCTGGAACGGCGGCCGCGAAGAAACTGGCGAAGCTCGGGATCAACCCCAATATGGCCAGCCGTATCCGCAGCGAGTTCCAAAAGCACGGCGAGGTGATCGACGGTTGGCATATTGGCAATTTTGAAAAATGGGACGATCAGCACGTCGCCGGCGTATTCCAGTCAGCGGTATTAAAGGACGTCAACAACACAGTTATTACGCCTGGCATCGGTGACACGCCATTATGGGCCAGCACCCCGTTGGGTAAGACAGTATTCCAGTTTAAATCCTTCGCCACGGCGTCGTATAACCGCGCCACGCTCGGCGGTCTGCAGGAGGGAACGGCGCAATTTTACTATGGCACCGCTTTCCAGATCGGCCTTGGCGCGCTGACGTACGCATTAAAACAGGCTGCCAACGGCAAAGAGGTGGAGATGACGCCTCAAAAATTGGTACTGGAAGGTCTGGATCGCTCTGGTATCCTTGGCCCACTCATGGAATATAACAACATGGCGGAAAAGGCATCGGGCGGCATGGTGGGCCTGGGGGCAATTTTCGGGACAGGAACACAGTCACGATACGCCAGCAGGGGGTTTATAGGCTCAGCGCTGGGGCCAACTTTTGGCCTGTTGGATACACTAACTGATGTCACCTCCGGCGTGCTAAATGGCGACGCCGGAGAGCGGGTAATACACAATGCCCGTACGCTTTTACCTGGGAATAATCTTTTTTGGATTGCTCCGTTGATAAATCAAGTCGATCCCGGGATGAGGTAGCTAGATTTTTTATGGTTACTTAGGGCACTTATAATAACGCAGTATGCCAATAACGTAGATAGATGATAAGCCTATATCGTCTACGTTATCTAATTTTATATCTTTGTCTGATAATACGCTGTCTACAATATATTCTGCAAAAGTTGGCGTAAGCTTAGTTCCTTTTGGTAGACAGTATGGGAATGAAGTTCCTTTCATCTCACTTTCAAAGTGACTAATTCCATTTACCCCTGATGCAACCCCCATTAGATATGTGCTGATCATTTCATTTGCTCTTTTTGCCACTTCGGCATTAGATGATGAGGACATGGTTTTCAATTTATTGTACATGGCTACTGTGAATTCAGCGTGCGATACAGATGGTAATAATGTGAATAAAGAGGTGATAAGTACTATTATAAATTTCTTCATTTTATAGTTGCATCCAAAAAACATGTGTATAGATATTACTATTGATAAAAAAAATTTCCTATAGAAAATTATTGGGAGAGTCACAGAATCGATCAACAGTATGCTATTGAGATGAACTATGGTTTCAAAGTTTTTAGATACTAAACCGATCAACATTTCAGACAATTAACAAGAATTAGTCAGGAAACCGACCAACCACCCGCCACATCATAGCCCCATGACAACCATGGGGCTTTTTTATGCACAACGATTACAAAACCCGCCTTACTGCGCTAAGCGACAAGTTAACCGACGTCGTGCTCGAGGAAGCCGATCCGGATACCTGGCCGGGCGCCGACAAACCACTCGACAAACACACAAAGCAGGAGCGCGGAGATCGTTACTGGTGCAAGAAGAACGCGGCGGCGTCGCTCACGCTGCTGGTGAAGGTGCATTCGCTGATCGGCATGCACACGCGCGGCGGCACACCGAAAGACGGCGGCGAGCCGGACGACGAGGCGTTTCGGCTTGGGCAGCAGGTATCCGCCGCTGAACGCGCGGCGCAGGAAGTTCTCGACCGTATCCAGCAGCGGAAAAAATGATTTCGTTCGTCGCCTTTTTCATCATGTGGGCGGAGCGGATGGGATGGGATGTTCCCGACTGCCATTACCGTGCTTGCCACTGGCTCGAGCACCGCGGCGATCTTGCGGTGCTTCGCTGTTTCCGTGGTTTCGGTAAGTCCACCATTCTGGCGGTATACAACGCCTGGCGTTATTACCAGAATCGCCAGTACCGGATCCTGCACCAGTCCGAGGCCGACGGCACGGCGTACAAAACCAGCCGCGACACGCAGAATGTGCTGCGCAATCACCCGCTGACGCGCGGCATGCTGCCGGACGGGCAGGGAACTGTTGAGCAATGGTGGGTTAACGGCTCGCTGGATATGCGCAACGGTAGCATGTACGCAAAAGGAATCCTGTCTAACGTCACCTCTGCCCGTGCCGACGAGTGCCAAAACGATGACGTCGAAGTTCCACGAAACATCCAGACGCCGGAGGCGCGCGAGAAACTTCGCTACCGCCTCGGCGAGCAAACGCACATCCTAGTGCCCGGCGGCCGCAAGCTGTTCATCGGCACGCCGCACACCCACGACAGCCTATACGATGAGGTCGAAGCCATGGGCGCCGACTGCCTGACGATCAAGCTTTTCGAGAAAGAGCACCGCATCGATGAAAAACAGGCGACGGCGCGCAGCTACGCGTTGCCGTTCCGGCCGGAATACGTCTTTGTCGGCATCCACATCGGCGCACGTCTGCTCGCCGAGGGCGTCGATTATCAGCTGACGTCCACAGGTATCACCTTCGCTGAGCCGCCAGGAACGACGGTGGACTGTTACGCCGAATGTGCATGGCCAGAGCGGTTCACGCCGGCCGAGATGGAGAAGCGCCGGCAGGAAACGCGAACGGTAAACGAATGGGACAGCCAGTACCAGCTGCACAGCAAACCGATCGGCGAATCCCGCCTCGACCCTGAACGCATCCGCGAGTACAACGTGCAGCCGGAAATCCGGTACGCGAACCGCACCGCGTCGATGTGGCTGGGCAGCCAACAGATTGTCGGTGCTGTCGCCTGGTGGGACGTGGCCACCGGTAAAGCAAAAGCGGATGCCAGCGCCTTTTCTCTGGTGCTGACTGACTCACGCGGGCACCTGTACTGGCATGTGTGCCAGGAGCTGATCGGCGATCTGGCCGAGTTCGACGAGCGTGACAAAATCACCGGCGGCCAGGTGGTGCAGATACGCGAGCTGGTGATCCGGTACCAGATACCGCAGGTGGTGGTTGAGGTAAACGGCCCCGGTAGCTTTGCCGGCAAGCTGCTCCGCCAGGCTCTGAAAGGTACCGGCTGCGGTGTCCGTGAAGAGTTCACCATAACCAACAAGCAAAAACGCATCCTCGATGCATTCGAGGCGCCGCTGTCGTCCCGTTTCCTGTGGGCGCATAGCGACGTGCTCGACGGGCCGGCTTACGACCAAATGCGAGATTTCAACCCGGCGGTAACCAATCAGCCAGACGACTTTATCGACTCTGGTGCGGGGGCTATCAGCGAAACGCCGGTGCGCATTGGGAAATTGGTCGGGAAACCGACCGCTCAGGGGCGGGAAGATTGGCAGCCAACAGACGGGATCATGAGGTCGCCGTGGACTATTAACACCGAGGCTGCCTTATGTCAGTACCCAATCAGACGCCATACAATATCTACACGGCAAACGGGCAAACCACCGTCTTTCCGTATGAGTTTTATATTTTAATTCCCAATGATTTAGCCGTTTCTATTAACGGGGTGATTATTGGCTCTGGTTATTCCGTAAACGGGGTTGGCGTTGTCGCCGGCGGTGAAGTGCAATTCCTTGTACCGCCTGCCGCAGGTGATGTTGTCATGCTTGAACGTTCTATTCCTGCGTACCGTCTCACGGATTACCAGGACAATGGAGATCTGCTGGCGGATACCGTAAACAAGGATTTCGATCGCCTGTGGATGGCAATCAAGCAGGCGTTTGTGCATCTCGATTTGGCGCTGACCCGCCCGCTATTCGGTGGCCCGTTCAATGCCAAAAATTACCGCATCGAGAGTCTGGCCGATCCTGTAAACGACCACGACGCCGCAACGAAATCCTATGTTCTGTCCCAAGATTATCAGAACGCAGTCAAAGCTCTGCGAGTGCCAGAAGTCCGAGTTAATCCTGTTCCAGCGGTCAGCGAGCGCAGAAACATGTTGCTCGCATTTAACAATGCCGGCGATCCGATAACTGTCCTACCCGGCAGTGGTACCGCTTCTGACGTCATGATCGAACTGGCCAAGCCGACGGGGGCTGGTCGCATCGGCGCGTCAGATGGCCGCACTGTTGAGGAACATCTGTTGGCTGTCGATTCGGCAGAGTATCGTTCAATCAACATCAGAAACTTGTGTTCTGCTCACTACAAACTCCGGGCTAAAGCTGGTTTGAAAGTGCTCTGCCAGGGGGATTCAATCACGGCCGGCTTTGACCAACGAAGCACTGATATTACAGCCGCCGGCGAAAACGGCGATTGGGCGACGCACGCGAATATCACGTTTCCTGAGCGCCTGACGTTTTATCTGTACGAGCAAAGCGGCTGCCCGATAACCACTACTGTCCGGGCAATTTCTGGCTACACCGCTCTGCAGGCGTACCAGCAGGGGAACTGGCAGGACAACCCAAACTGCGACATCGTGCTGCTGCAATACGGCATCAACGATTCCCGCGGTGTAGCCGGCCAAACTCATGCGTCGTATTTGCTGAACATGGAAAAGCTGATCCGCCGGTTCATCAAGTGGAACATCGGCGTGATAATCGTTCAGCCGGCGGCCGGCGGGAACGGTGAACTGGAGCCGTTGTATCAGATCTGGGGGCAGGAGATCAAAAACCTCGCCACGGTTTATGGCTGCGGTTACATGAATGGTAACGAGGTGCAATACAACAGCTGGGCAGGCTCCGTTCAGTCCGACGATACGCACTTCAACAGCATGGGCTATCAGCGTCTCGGTGAAGCCGTGTCATCCATGATCTTGGCAGGCGGCATGCTGCCATATTACCGGCCAGTGTCGTCCGAAATTCACACTTGGCCGAGCCGTCAGAGCGACCAGATTGGTTTCTTCTCTGCTACCAGCAATATCTACTACGGATACAGCCAACTGGCGTACTCGCTGCAGCAAATTACTGGTACTGTTGAAGGCGGAAAATCGTCGCGCATGTCGTTCTCTTTCTACCTCGATGCGGAAGCCGCCGAGATCGATATTCTCGGAAGCTGGGCCGACGATGCGAAATTAGAAATTATCACTTCATGGGAAATCCGCCCGGAGGCTGCTGCCGTTCCGTACTACCCGGACGCGCATCCGCGCAGCTCGGTTTTGCAGAATAAAAACGCAGTACAGAGCACATCATCTGCAATGCGTAACCGGCATCAAAACTTCCACGATCGAGTAAACAAGCGCGTGGCCACGTTGGTTGGCCGCGGCTGGAAAACCATCACTATCAGGACGCCGACAGATGGCTCTGGCGCCAGTACGGCATTCATCCAGGGGTTGACGGTGCGGCCGATTAACGTGCACCTGGCGTCACAAAAACTCGATGGTTACATGCTCGGGACTGTTCAGTGCGTGCGCCAGCGTATCCCATCAGGCATTACGGCAGCGGCAGGTAATGCTGTACCCAGCCCCGTCACGCTTACGGAAGTAACATTCCCGATGCCGTACGATTTACAGGCTGAGGCACGCTCCCAGGTGGCGCAGTTCTTCGATAGCGGTTTTGCGAAGCTGAAAATCCACTGCAAAGCCGGCACTCAGGGCGCTGGATACTATGAAGCGCTCATCGCGCGAGAGGCCGCAGGTCAGGGATTCGTAGTTACTGAGCTTCACAAAGCCGGCAATTGGCCAGTGATTACAGCAACGATGAGCATCATTCCAAAACGCTCTAAATTTGACGCCGGCGCCGTTGCTCCAAACATGCCGTACCGAACCATTTTTGCAGAGCAGCCGCGGGAGTTCGGCCGGTAGCATCCGAATACGGCTATTACCTAACGCTGGCGTTCGACTACACAGCGATCGGAACAAAAACCGGTTACTACTCGATCGAGCTTGAGAGTTCAGCAATTGGCAGCGGCGCCACGCCGCAAGTGGGCATCTAATCCCCTTGCGGGGAGGTGGAGTATGAAAATGAATGATCAACAATCTGCAAACATTGTGACGCAGTTCTTTGCCTGGCTGGCCGCGATTGCTTCTGCGGCCGGCATTACGACGCAAGATCTAATCTTTATCGCATTTGGTGCCGTTGGTGTTTTGGTTTCCGTCTTATCGTTTGTGCTCGGGCGTATAGACGCCAGAGCAAAACGTAAACAGGAAGAACGTCGCACGAAACTTTATGAAGAATACCTGGGAAAGCGCAGCGGAAGAGCTGGTCACTCAGTTGATGAAGCTGACCAGTATACGCCTCTACCTGGTGGGGAGAGTGAAGCGTGAGCATATCTAAAAAGACGGGCGCCGCCGGCGCCGTCTGTTCAGTGATGGTGATTATCGGCATTGTTCTGTCGAGTGGGGAGGTTAAAACTAGCCGTGCCGGCCTTGAGCTAATCGGCAATGCCGAGGGCTGCCGCAGAGACCCGTACAAATGCCCGGCTAATGTGTGGACTGATGGCGTAGGCAATACGCACGGTGTTAACCCAGGCGTGCGTAAAACCGATCAGCAGATCGCCGCGGGCTGGCAAAAGAACATCCTGGACGCTGAACGATGCGTTACCAACTATGCCGCCGGTGACAAGCTGAGCCAGGGAGCGTTCGATGCAGCTGTGAGTATCACGTTTAACACTGGATGCTCGGCGATGCAGAAGTCGACGATGTTTAGGATGTTCCGCCAGGGGGAAATGGTAGCCGCCTGCGAACAGTTCCCGCGCTGGGTATATGCCGGCGGCGTAAAGCTCAACGGCCTGGTGATCCGCCGTGACAAGGAGCGTGCGCTATGTCTGGAAAAATAACATCTGCGGTGGTGATCCTGCTGGCGCTGGCAGCCGTTGTCGGCGCTGGCGCCTGGCTGGCCGCCCGGCACTACCAGCCAACGATTGACCGGCTCAACGATTCGCTTACGCAGTGCAATGCCAGCAATAAGCAACAAGCAGCGACGATCGCCAGCCAGAACGCAGGTATAACGTCGCTACAGCGTAAACAGGAAGAGATGGAAGCCAAGGCCAAGGCAAAGCAGGAAAAAGCCCGCAGGGAGGCGCAGGGAGATTACAGCAAGGCAAGTGAAGTTATGGCAGAGCGAACTACCGGCGAGGTGTGTTCCGCAGCGTCTGCTGCTTTTGACTCAGAGCTGAGACGGGAGCGTGCGCAATGAAAAATCTGTTCATGGTTTTTGCTTTGCTGCTGGCTGGATGTTCCGGCACGCCCCCGGCGCCGTCGTATATCGAGGTTAAAGTTCCAATCGTCGTACCGTGCAATACTGCCGACGTGGCGCGCCCGGTGTTCGCAGTTGACCAGCTGGCGATTGGTGCTCCCATTGACGTGCAAATGCGTGCGCTGCGCGCTGAGCGTCACCAGCGGATCGGCTATGAGCGCGAGCTGTTGGCGGCTAACGAATCCTGCAAATAACTTTCTTTCCTGCCCGATCATCATCATAGCGTCAGTGAACAGTTTGGCGCTTTCCCATCGCTCCTACGCATGATTATACTGTATGTGCATACAGTGTTGTTGTGAGGTAAAACACCATGGGAATGATGCCAAAATTTGCTAGCCCGGCAGCAGACTACGTTGAGCGCCGCTTGAGCCTTGACGAGATCTGCATTTCAAAGCCGAGTGCTACATATCTGCTACGTGCCGCCGGCCAAGCGCTGTCGGTCGGTATCCACGCTGACGCTCTGCTCGTTGTTGATTCGTCGGCGACGCCGGTTCACGGCAGTATTATCGTAGCCGCAGAGGAGGGCGTGCATGTGCTGCGGCGCCTTCGCCTCTATCCGTATCGCGCACTCGAGTTTCTCGATGGGTCTGGCCGTGAAACTGAACTCGGCAGCGAGGATTCGGAAGAAGGAATCCAGGTGTTTGGGGTGGTGATGTATTGCGTGAACGATATGCGGTCTTGCGAGTGGGATGATCTGCCTGTCATATGAAAAACACAGGTCATTATTTCTCATAACCTTTTGATTAATGGTTAGTGAAATGTCGTGTTTTGTATTGTTTTGCAGTGTTTTTTTTGAACTAAAAGCAAGGTAAATAGCTGATTTTTAATCATTTTGTTTTGCTTTGCGAGGCTATAACAAGCATAGTTCAAGTCATAATTAACCGTTGCAAATCAGTGAAATAAAAATGTCGGTACGCAGGGGAGCGAACGGCAGTCAATCCAGCGCCCGCCGGCGCCGCGTCCGTCCCGGCAGAAGGCGGCGCAGCGCCGCGCTTCCTCTTCGAGTATAACCCTGCGGCTGGGGGGCGCAATAGGTGAAGCCGCGCGGTGCGTTGAATGCCGATGTTTGTGAAAGAGGGGTAGAAACCGCTTCGATAATGAAGCGGTCTGTTTTCAAAAAGGCGGGGGAAAGATGTTGCGCAAAATGGTCATGCGGCTTTCAGGCGATCCCTCAACCGCAGGATTCTCACCTCAAAGAGTTCATAAACCAGCTTGGCGCTGAGCATTGTCATGGCGACAAACAGTGACCACATTGCAAGGCAACCGATAGCAGAATCGGGTTTCGGCAAGTAGTGATTGAGGGCTAATAAAACGGGCAGATTGGTTAGATAGGCGGCGTAAGACCAGCGTGCAATTCTGGAGGTTACCGCTTTCACTGCATTGGGAATATCCGTATTGTAGAACGCGGTTATCAGGCAAGCGAAGCCAATGTTGGCAATATCAAATAAAAAGACTTTCAGGAACCTGCTTTCATCCATGAAAGCATCAGGCTGAGACGCGATGGCTATCGCGATAGGAATAAGTAATAACCCTACCCAGAAGAACCGGTTGATTTTATTTGATACAAACAGCCAGGAAAAAATAACGCCAATCATGAGCGAGTCAAGACGATATAACGATGTTGAGCGAATTTCGTTAAACGTCAGTTGCGTATTCAGCGCTGCGTTCACTCTAAAGAGCAAAGACATCAGTATCATAGCGGCAATGGCCAAGAGAATACTGACTTTTCTATCTTTCGTTATGAATAAAAAAACGGCTATCACTATGGGGAATAAGAAATAAAAAACTTCTTCAACAGCCAGACTCCAGGCCTCACCGAAGAAGGTGGGGTGTGGATGGACTAAGCTCTGCGTGAACGTGGAGAAGGCCAGTATGTTGGGCAGTGCTTCAGGCCTGATATTGTTAATGAAGAATAAATTTAGTAATAAAAAAAGTAGATAGCTGGGATAGGTTCTCATCCAGCGCCGAAACCAAAACGCGGGGATCCAGCCGAGTGGTGTTCTGGCTGCTTTCACCTTCTCGAATATGATTCTGCCGATCAGAAATCCGGATAAGACGAAGAACAGTTCTACCCCTAAGAAGCCACCGAACTTAAAAGTTTGCGCCGCTGGAAATGCTGACAGTAGAAACGTTCTGCCGTGTGAGAGAATGACCAT